TCATGGTGGGATATAGTAAGCGAAAAGAGAATTTATGGAGCATTTATGCTCGTTGTCAAAATATTACAGAAGGACATAAACCGGATGAAAGGGCGGCAATTTCGGCATTGGAAGCCATAAGAAAAGAAGAAGGCGAAGTTATCGACAATCTCATGAACCTTGGCAAAATAACAAAACAAGAAGCAATTGCCCCGATGGTAGAGGTAAATATTTATGAAGATGGATCTGGCCCACTTTCGCAGGCTAGCGAAGCAGACCTTCGGGAACTCCTCGAACTTGCGGAACGAGATATTAATAGAACTAGCAAGGAAGAATCCGAATGATTTTAACGAACAAATATTAAATGATATTGTAAACAATGTTCCCATTACTCAGCATATCATTCATCGTTTATGGCACGCTCATATAGATTGGTGTAAAAAGAATGGCGTATATGCAGGGATGCTTGCTCCTTTTGGACATGGTAAAACAGAGCAAGTAATTATAGGCAGGCTCATTTACGAATTGGGCAGGAATCCTAACCTGCGAATTAAATTAATCAGTAACCTTGATAACAATGCTTCTGCACGGGTAATGTCTATCAGGAAACACATCGAAGATAATATCAGAGTTAGACAAATATTCCCGAAATTAATTCCAGAGGTAAGGACAAAAGGACATGGCAAAGATAAGAAAAAGGGGAGTCAAGCTGAAAAGTGGACATCCCATACCCTATTTGTCAAAAGAGATATTATCAGTAAAGACTTTTCATTAGAGGCATGGGGCATAATGAGCCAAGGAACCGGTAGCCGTGGGGATATGATATTCTTTGATGATCCAGTCGATTTCCAAAATGCAATTGCAGAGCCTACAAGCAGAGAAAAAATCAAAGATGCTGTAAGGAGCGTATGGTTACCGAGGCTTGATAAGGGAGGTATGGTAGTTTATATCGCGACGGTATGGCATGAGGAGGATCTGACATCGGAATTAATGAGGGGAAATAGATTCTGCTTCCTCAAAATGGCAATAAGTGAAGACCTCAAAAGTATTGAAGCAGAAGTAAATGCGGACGAAACACATCCCTTGAATTTATATTTAAAACATGGGGTAATATAATGTTAATCAATGAAGTTATACAAGGTGATTGCCTTGAAGTTATGAAAGATATTCCTGATAAGAGCGTAGATATGATTCTTTGTGAAAATTACTTGACGCATCACACAATAGATGGTATAGTTTAGACATGACAAAGAAAGAGATAAAAAGATTATACAAAGAGGAAAAATGGACTTTAAGAAGGATTGCCGAAAAGTTCAATACTAATCATCATCTTATAAAAAGAAAGTTATTAAAAATGGGCATTGAGATAATGCAAGGGGGGAGAATAAGAAAGCCGTTCACAGAAGAGCATAAAAGAAAAATAGGTGCTTCGAGCAAAGGGAGAATTGGATATTGGGCGGGCAAGAAAATGCCGAAGATTACGACATATAAAAACATGCTTGCCCATCTCAAATATGATATTTCCCTTGAATGGCTTATGAGTTTTGAAGATATAGAAAAACTTAAATATCTTAATAAAGCACTAAGCAGGAAGCGGGATTGCCAAGGATTCACGACTGAAATATATAAGGCGTTTATTGAAAGATTTTACAAAGATAAACAATTCAATATTCTGTATGATAAGTGGATAGCCACGAAAGACAAATGGATTAAGCCTTCTCTTGACCATATCCTCTCGAAGTCCAAGGGCGGAAAATTATCCTTGGAAAACTTACAGTTTATCTCATGGCTGGAAAATCGAGCGAAAGTTGATATGGATCAAGAGCAGTGGAATAAAATCAAAAAATATATCGGGTATTATTTATGATAACAATTAAGGAGTTGCAAGCCGTAGGGGAGGTTAAATTGAATGGCATAATTCAAGCAGATTGCCTTGAAGCCATGAAGTTTATTGCAGACAAAAGTATTGACATGATACTCTGCGACCTCCCCTACGGTTGAATAGGATCGACCGCCTGCAAATGGGACATAAGAATTCCCTTCGAGCCCCTATGGGAGCAATACAAACGGATTATCAAAGACCGGGGGGCAATAGTCCTGACGGCTACGCAGCCTTTTACTTCAATGCTGGTAATGAGTAACCTGAAGTGGTTTAAATATTGTTGGACATGGGATAAAACAACGGCAAAGGGACACCTAGTGGCTAAAATAAGACCAATGCAACAAACTGAGGATATTCCTGTTTTTGGAAATGGTAAAATTGAATATAATCCGCAAATGATAGAAAGACCGAATAATAAAATAGAAACAACATCTGAGGGAAAAAGAACAGAAATCATGGGGGGAGAAAGTAAAGGGTATAAAAAAACATATACACAATGGTATCCGAAAACATTATTAAATTTCAAAACCGAGAGAGGACTTCACCCCACCCAAAAGCCCGTTGCCCTGTTTGAATATTTGATATTGACATACACGAATCCCGGCGATCTGGTTTTGGATAACTGCGCTGGAAGTGGAACAACTGCTATCGCCTGCTTGAATACTGGCAGGAAGTATATTCTTATTGAGAAAGAGGAAAAATATTATAAAATAATTATGGATAGAATTGAACAAGAAACAAGGAATCCTAGATTGTGTTAATAAAGGGAAGTTTGCCCCTGTGGGAAGGCTGTAATTATGATGATCTTGTCAAGAAGCGCGAGGAATTAACAGAAGTACCTTTTAATCGTGGATTCCGTCAAATTCCCTATTCATCAAAAGATTTAATGTTTCCATCATTTAAAAACTGTATTATAGAAAATGGGGTATTGCCTGAAATTAACAAAATGCTTATAATAGTTGGAGGAGTTGATTTATCGGGAAAGACAAGACCGGGTAATGTGGTATTTGTCCTCGGCGTTAAGCCTGATGGAACTCGTGTCCCTCTTGCGGTAAAGCGTGGGGCATGGTCTTCCCCGGAAACGGCAAGGCAAATAATTGGAGCATACAAGGATTATGAAACAAATATTATTTTGGTCGAATCAGTTGCCCTACAGGGAATGTTGATAGAATGGATTGATGAATTACCTTCTGGAAAAAGACCTTCTGGAATGATGATAAAAGGATTCTGTACCGGGTCGCAGAAGAGCCATCCCGAACTTGGATTACCCGGATTGGAAGGTGAGTTTGAGAAAAATAAATGGGAAATTTATTCACCGAAGCATGACTTCTCCTGCGATTGTGGCTGGTGTGTTTGGATTAGAGAAATGAAAAGTTATCCCTTCGCGGCTACAACGGACTGCGTAATGGCTTGCTGGTTTGCAAGTGAAGCCATAAGAGAATGGGAACACTGTAAGGGTAGGGGAAATCTCGGAAATATCGAACTGAGTTTGAAGGGAGAAAAAAGATGGGATTATTAAATAAAGAGGAAAAGAAAGTTACTCCGTTTGTTGAGTTGGGCGTAACAGGATTAAAGCGTACCGCAGGCTATGTCTATGAAGAGTTTCTGAAGAAACTTGAAGGCACGAGAGGTATAAAAATTTATCGTGAAATGAGTAATAATGATTCCGTTATAGGTGGATTATTATTTGCCATTGAGCAAATAGTTATGGCGGCAAAATGGAGGATTGACGCAGGAGGAGAGGAGCCTGCTGATATAGAGGCACAAGAATTTATAGAACAATGTTTTGATGATATGAGTTTTCCAATGAGTGAATTGTTATCAGAGATATTATCCATGCTTCCTTATGGTTGGGCATGGTTTGAAATTGTTTATAAGATTCGCGGCGGTGATGTTGATGAATCAGAAAGGAAATCAAAATTTGACGATAATAAAATAGGATGGAGGAAATTTGGTATTCGTTCTCAGGATTCCCTGAATGAATGGGTGTTTGGAGAGACCGGAAAAATAGAGGCTATGGTTCAATGTTCTCCTCCTGATTATCAAAGAACCGTTATACCGATGGAAAAATCTCTTTTATTTAGGGCGAAGCGAAGCCTTAATAATCCTGAAGGCAGAAGTGTTTTGAGGACATGTTACCGGGCGTGGTTTTTCAAAAAAAGAATAGAGGAATTAGAGGCAATTGGTGTTGAACGGGATCTTGCCGGTCTTCCTCTAGCACAGCCTCCAGAAGGCGTTGACATAAATGATACAAACAATCCTCAGATGGTAGCATTAAAAAAGCAGGTAGAAACTTTAGTTCGACAGGTTCGCCGCGACGAACAGGATGGATTAGTTTTGCCCTTCGGTTGGACATTTACCTTACTATCAGCCGCCGGTAGCAGGCAATTCAGCACGAATGATATTATCAAGAGATATGACCAGCGAATTGTTATGAGTGTACTTTCTCAAATATTATTAATGGGAACTGATAAGGTAGGTAGTTTTGCCCTTGGTCAAGAACATAAAAATATCCTATTAACCGCAATAGACGGCTGGCTCAATGGTATAGCCGATGTATTTAATCGTTTCGCAATACCTAAAGTGTTTAAACTTAATAATATAAAACTGAAAAAGAATCCTCAGTTGGCTTTTGAGAAATTGAATACCCCGGATATTGCCCAACTTAGCGAATCATTATCAAAACTCGGCGGCATATTAGGTTTTATTTTTCCGAATGAAAAAGATGAAAAATATCTTCGTTCAATTATAGGGTTGCCTCCGAAGCCGGAAATGACTCCAGTAGAATTGGCAGAAGAAGAAAAATTGAGAAGACCTCAGCGTCAAGAACCGGGAAATAATTCTGATAATGACGATGAAAATGATAATGATGATGATAAGGGAGGCAAACAAGACAAAAATAATCCAAAAGATGAAGAAATTGAAAAAATGTGGTGATATTTCAACACTAAGCCATTGAACACTTTGAAATCTCTTATCTTTATCTTATAAACCTCTGTCAATACAAGACAAGACAATACAAGATAATACAAGACAAAAGAATACAAAGGTCAGAAGTCTTAAAAAAAAATAAATTACCCAAAAATGGAAAACCCTCTTGACGAATCTTCCAGAAAATTATATTCTGGAAAACAGAAAGGTAAAAATTAACATGCCATATAAAATTGAAGGTTTGAATGTTGTCGATGAAAGCGGAAAAGTTGTGGGTAGTCATAAGACTTCCGAAGAGGCTTTGACACACATGGAAACTTTAATGGCGAATGTACCCGATGCTAAGAAAAAGGCAGAGGGACGAGGATTCGGTGGCGGTGATAGTTTAGGCCCCGGAGGGAAATGTACTTGTCCCGAATGTGGAAAAACTATAGAGCATAAAATTGGAGTAGCCTGTAATAAAACAAAATGCCCTGCTTGTGGGGCCTTAATGGGTAGGGTGGCAAAGGAAGATGAACCCAATGATATAGAAAAAGAAAAGAATCCATCAAAAGAATATTTTATTCAGTTGTGGAAAGAAGTAAAAAAACATTTACCTGAATGGTTGTACGAACAGTTTTATAAAACTGTCAAAGAAAAACCCTCCTTGATTTCTATTACTGAAGAAAACACTTCCGATATGGAAGTTGGTAAAATGAAATATGATAATGAGAAGCAAATTGTTTATTCAGTTGTTTATGCTCCCGGTGAAGTTGATACGCAGGGAGATTGGGCAACTGCCGAAACGATAGAAAAAGCCGCTCATAATTTCTTGGCAAATCATCGTAAAATATCCTTGGATCACAAAACTGATATTGAGGAATATGATGTTGTCGAATCTTATACCGCGAAGCAGGAAGAAATTTGGAAAAACGAAAAGGGAGAAACTCAAAAAGTCGTAAAAGGCAGTTGGATATTAGGCACACACATTAAAGATTCAAAACTCTGGAAGTCGATAAAATCAGGAGAAAAATATACCGGGTATTCACTTGAAGGCAAGGCAAGGCACGGTGAAGAGAACGCTCCTGTTTTACGATATGAAATGACAGTTAAATATTCGGAATAGAAAGCGGGGTGAATATATTGTCAAGGGAAATTATTGATCTGGATGTAAACAAGGTATCCGTAGTAGGAAGACCAGCAAATAAGCGGAAATTTCTTTTGCTGAAATCTGAAGCAGAGGAAAAAGATATAGCCGAAAATAAAGAGAACGGAGGCGAGGAGAAAATGGCAATAAAAGCAGACTTACTGACTCTATTAAAAGAGCAGGGCGCGGAAATAGGAATAGATAAAATCACCGAAGCCCTGAAGGAAGCGGGTTTGGAACTTCCTATCAAAACGGTTGA